AAATAAAAAATATAATATTTTTGATAACGATAATGATATAGAATTTGCTGTTACTACTAATAATTTTTTAATTGAAGTATATAATATTAAAAATATAATTGATGTAATTAATTTTTTAAATAATAATATTCATGATTTACCAATTTATACTCAAAAAAGATTACTTAATTATATTTATGATATTTATAATGAATATGATGATTTTCCACTCGATTTATTTATTCAAATAACAATCGATATTTTTAATAAAATATATAAAATTAAATTAGATATAATTAAAATTAATAAAAAAATTAAAACTATAAAAAATAAAAATAATATATTTGAATATTTATTTAATAAATATTCAAAATAATTATATTATTTATTAATATATATAATGAGTAAAATAGATGAATTAGACTCTCATTTTTCAGAAGAAAATAAACCAAATACTGATCCTATATATCTTTTAGGTTCTTATCCAGGAACACCTTTTGTAAATTATAGCCCATACAACTTGATATCTCCCTTAAACTATGGTTATTATACAGATCTTAATAAAGATAAAACTGTTATTAAAACTACTGTTAAATATTTTTATTATAAAATAATTGATAAGTGGTTATATTCTGATTTTTTACCACTCCTTTCTTTTATTATAATTCATGATGGTAAAGCGCAATTAATAAAAGATTTAGATAATTATAAACATAAAAATGATTCAATTGAAGATATTGAACAAAAAATAAATTATTTAGAAAATATACTTATTAGCAAAGATATGGTTAAAGATGTTCTTAAATCAATTGTTAATAAATATGGTATTAAATGGTATTTATTATATAAAAATCAAGATCTCGTTAAGAAAAAATTTTTTAAATACATTAAAGAAGAATTAGAAGATATGATTGAAAATTAACTCGAATAATAACTAAGTTATTATTTCACTTCGTTCAGTGAGCAAGCTCACGATTAATATATTAATTGCAAGTTAACTTGCTTAACGAAGTGAAATAAAACATTGTTTTATTCGGATCTCACACAACCGTCTCTGTTTAAATATATTGTTTTTATAAATAATATATTACTTAATTTTTTATACCATTCATATGAAAATCTATTTAAGCAAATAAATTTATTTATTATATAATATGAAAAAAACGAATAAGGCGCATAAACCAAATATACATGAAGAATATTTACAATATCATAATAAATATAAAGAAAAATATGGTTCAAAGGCATTAGTATTAATGCAAGTTGGTTCATTTCACGAAGCATATTCTACAGATAACGATGGTCCTAATTTATTCCAATTATCAGAATTATTAAATATAGTTTGTACTAGAAAAGACAAATCTATTGATATTATTGACATTAAAAACCCTTATATGTTAGGTTTTCCTTCAGTTGCACTCAGTAAATTTATGAAAATTTTAATAGATAATCATTATACTATTATAATTATAGATCAAACTACTCCTCCTCCAAATCCATTAAGAGAAGTAACAGGTATTTATTCTCCATCTACTTTTATTGATAATATTTCAACTGATACTAAATATTTAATGGTACTTTATATTGAAATCAATCAATCTATTACAAATAATAAATCAAATATATCAATAGGTATGTGTACAGTTGATTCATCTACTGGTTGTGTTTATATTTATGAAAAGCATGGTACTAATTTGGTTAATGAAATTGAAGCTATTGAAGAAACACAAAGATTTTATCATTATTATAGACCTGTTGAACTTGTTATTTACTTAATAGATAATATTAATAATATGAATAATATGAATAATATAAATAATTTGAATAATATTGATGATATTGATAAAAATAATAAGAAAAAAGCAGATATTATTAATAAATTAGATCTACTTCCAAATCAAATAGTTTACACATATAATAAAATTAATCCAAATTTTTGTAAATTAAATTATCAAAATATTTTATTAAAAAAAGTATATGATACTGGTTTAATTTCACCAATTGAATTCTTTGATCTAGTTAAATATCCTTATATTATAATAGCTTTAACTGCTACTTTTGATCATATTCATCAACAAAATGAAAAACTTATTAAAGAACTTAAAAAACCACAATTCTTTACTGATAATCAACATAAATATATGTTATTAGCTAATAATGCTCAATATCAATTAAATATTATTGATTATTGGCATTGGGATATGAATGGAGAAAGCAAGTTTCAATCACTTTATTCAGTTATTAATAATTGTTGTACTTCAATGGGTAAGAGAACTTTAAAAAATAGATTATGTACACCATTCACCGATATTAATGTAATAACAAACTATTATGATTTAACTGAAAAAATATTAAATTCTCAAAAATTAGATATAATCAGAACACATTTAAAAAGTGTTAACGATTTAGATAAATTATTTAGAAAACTATCTATTAAATTTATTCAACCTTATGAATTATATACTCTTTATGAATCATTCGTAAATATTAGTTATATTATTAATATCTTTAATCAAGAGAATGACTTGAAACAAGAATTATTAAAATATATTGATAAGAAAAATATAAAATTATTTATTGAAGCAACTAATTATTTAGAAAATACTTTTATTATTGAAAAATTAAAGATAAATAATCTAATTGAAATTAAAGAATCTCTTTATCAACTTAATATTCATAAAGATATTGATGAAATTCAAAATAAAATTAATATGAATATTGGATTTATTGATAAATTAGCTAAAACATTAGATAATTATGATGATAATACTACTCTACATGTAAAACATAATGATCGTGATGGTTATTATCTTACTACTACTAAAATTAGAGGTAAAAAGTTACAAGAAATATTATCTGAAGTTAAAACTATTAAAATGGAAGATGGAACTATTATAAATTATAATGACCTCAAGTTTGAATTTCAAACTACCACCACTAAAATATCTTATCCATCTTTAAACAAATATTCAGATCAAATTGAAGATTTATACCAACAATTAGATACTTTAATTAAACAAACCTTCTATAATGATACTAATAATTGGTATAATAAATATCATAAAACATTTATTCTTATTATTAATTTTATTACTGAATTTGATTATATTTGTAATAATGCTTTTACTTCTATTAAATATCATTATATCAAACCGATATTAAAATTTATAAATGATAATGATATTGATAATGATACTGATACTGATAATTCAAATAATAATGATAAATCTTATATTAAGGGGACTAATTTAAGACATCCTATAATTGAAAGAATTATTGATTATGAATATACTCCTCATGATATTAATTTAGATAATGATTTATGTGGTAATCTCATTTATGGTTTTAATTCATCTGGTAAATGTTTTGCTCCAGATACTCTATTAATGTTATATGATAAAACTAGTATAAAAGCTAAAAATATACAAGAAGGTGATTTATTAATGGGTGATGATTTAACACCTCGTAAAGTATTAGGATGTACTACTGGTTATGGTAAAATGTATGAAATTACACCAATAAATTTTCCAGAAGATAAATTTATAGTTAATGGTCCACATATATTATGTCTTAAAAATTATCATAATGATGATATATTGGAAATATCAGTAGATGATTATATCAAAAAGTATAATATGTGCTCAAATATAGAAGATACATTAGATACTATTAATAATAATAATAATAATTCAAATAAAAAATGGAATTTTAAATATTACCTTTACAAAATTGATTTGAAAGATAAAAATAATTTTAAATATTCATTCTTTAATATTAATCAATTAGGATTAGGTGAATATTGTGGTTTTGAAACTAATGGTAATAAGAGATTTTTATTATCTAGTTGTATTGTCACTCATAATAGTAGTTTGATGAAAGCTGTTGGTCTAAATTTAATTATGGCTCAATGTGGGTTATATGTTCCGGCAGACACATTCGAATATAACGTATTTCATTCACTTTATACGCGTATATCTGGTAATGATAATTTATTTAAAGGACATTCTTCTTTTATTATAGAAATGAATGAATTAAGGTCTATATTGAAAAGAGCTGATTCTAGATCTCTTATTATTGGTGATGAAATTTGTAGGGGAACTGAATATTTGTCAGCCAATTCTATATTTGCTGCAGTTATTTTGAAGCTGGCTGAAGTTAAATCAAAATTCTTATTTGCATCACATTTACATGAATTAACTAAAATAGAAAAAATTAAGGAATTGGATTGTATTAAATTTTTCCATTTATTAGTGGAAAAAAAGGGTGACGAATTGGTATTTAATCGAAAGCTTATGGAAGGAACGGGTGAACAAATATACGGCATTATTGTAGCCAAATATATATTAGATGATCCTGAATTTATAAAAGTTACTAATGATATTAAAAATGAATTATTAGAAAATGCAAATATTAATACCAAGCTAGTTAATGATAAGAAATCTAATTATAATAATGAAGTTTATATGGATTGTTGTAAAATATGTGGTTCGGAAAGTAATCTAGAATCACACCATATTAACTACCAAAAAGATTTTAATAACACGATAAATGGTATTATTAATAATAAAAAAAAACATTTGTTGAAAGATTCTAAGGCCAATTTAATTGTTTTATGTGATAAATGTCATGATAGAATTCACAATAACAACATAGAGATCATTAAAAAAACAAATAGCACTAAAGGTGTGACAACAATTATTGCATGATATACAAATTTATTACTCCATAGTAGCAAGCTGAAGTACAATCAATGCAGCAACACCACAAAGCTGTGCAGCCCATGAAACCAAGTGCCTAGGCTCTGATTTTTGCAGAGATGCATTCTGCTCAACCTCTTGAACTTGGTTCAGTGAAGGAGCCAGGTTGGGATTGCAATCATATGGACACATACACACACTTGAAACTTGCAAGGTTATTAAATCAGGGCAAGCACAAGAATGATAGCAAGGTGAATTCTTCACACTTAAACTTGAAGCAGAATATACTCCTTGGAGTGCCACCAAAAGTAGAATCAAGAGATGTAGATTCATTGAATGGAGGGATTAATCTAAATTAATTAAAACATCCCAAGAATAAAAATTTCAAATTTTTTTATTATTAAATAATATTATTTAATAATTTTATAGGATTTAATTAAAAATTAATATGTTATGCAGAACAGCAAGTATAAGTAACACCAGTTTGAGGGTTTCCTACACATCCACCTGTTTGATACGTGCAAACACCACTGGTAAAATAATAGTTATTGGTTCCAAGAGTATTAGCACAATAACTACACATCCAATCACAACCTGTTCCAGGGCCTACTGAAAAATTAATACAATTATTTTGAGGATTAATAAAACCATCTTCTACTAACCTATAATGATGTCTCTCTAGTTGAGAAAAAGATGTAGCTACAATTGCTAAAAAGATAGTAACAATATTTGAAAAGAATTTCATTTTATATAATTAATGTTAATAAGTAATTTTTAAATATATTTATTTTAAAAATATCTAAATATTATTTTAATTTTCGTTGGATTTCGAGAGTGCTTGCATATAAAAAAGTCGCCAACCCTATGGGTATTAAGAGGAACGAAATTTCTTATCCAATAGAGATGCTCATTGTGCCATAGTTATTTAATAATTTAATTAATATATATTAAAATATTTTAAGAATTAATATATTACCCAAACAATATCCTTACTTTTATAAAATCTATTACATTTAAACTCAAAATAATGAAATTTAACTCCTGAATTAGTAAGGATATTTTTTATTGGATTAATATATTTGTTATAAAATAAATTACACGAATCAACTTTATTTACACTATTTTGTATAAATAACTTATCATTATTATTTTCATCTTTTAGTATTTTAATATTCCATTTATATGAAGCTAATAAGAATTCATTATTAAGTGGAGATATAAAATAAAAAAAATTAATAATATCTGTAAAATTTTTAAGAGGTAGAGAATTATTTGAATATAATAATGAATGAATAAGATTTAATTTTTCTTGATATTCATTTGTCAACATTGAAGACATTTTTTTTATAATATATGCATCAGATGTATTAATATTATTCCATATAAAATCCATATTATTACATTTATTTTCTATATTATTATTCATTATAAGTTGTTGCATATTATATATTTTTGATTCTGATATTTTATTCATTTTTATTGTATTTTATTAATTATTAATAAAATATTATTTCTTAAATAAATATAATTATGAATTCAAATATTAATTCAACATCAAATATATTATATAATATAATAAATCACGAAGAATCATATATAATATTTAATTATTTTGTTTTGATAATAATTTTTTTATTTATATTTTCTAATATAGATTTTAAAGTTTCTACATTTATTGGTTTAATATTTTGTTCAATTATTATATATTATTTTAATACATATAGAAGTGTAAACTTTACATATAATACCGAAAAGAAAAAAGAAAAATTTAAGAAATTATCAACAACATATAATATAATAGAATCATATCCAGAAATTGTAGATATATTATTTTATATTGAAGATTTACGACAATATAATATGCCACAATTTAATAAAATACAATCATTAATAGAACAATTTTTAAAATTATACGAAGCATGTAATGTTGATTATAGTTTAGTTAATACTTTTTATCCAACATTAATTGATTTAAAAGTTTTAATTTTATCTAGTTTAAATACTTTTATTATAAATACTTTTAATTATAAAATAACTGATAAATTATTACTTGTTAAAAAAAATCTTCAATTAAAATTAAATAAGTACTTAGATGAGTTAGTAGTTATTCAAGAAAAAAATTTATACTATAATGGATATAATAATAATACATATATGATTGATAAAAGTAATATTTTACCATCTAATTTTTTAGATCCAATTGAATATAACAAGTTTTCAAATCTTAATAATAATAATTTTATATATGATTAAATATTATATTTCTAATATAATATTATATTATTAATGTCTGATTTTAGAGACTTATTTCAAACAACAGATTATACTAATTTTGTTCCAAATGATAATCAGGCGAAAGCTATCGAAAAAAACTTTAATTTTGTAAAAGGTTCTGATTTATATAAAGGTATTTATGACAAATGTGATAGCAATATTAAAAATATGTTTGTAAGATATTATCAAATTGCGATGTTTAATCAACATGAAGATAACGATAATTATAATGAATATGAAGAAAAACATGGAAAAAGAAGTATTAGATCTTTTTTATTTAAAGGACATACTGGAAGTGGAGATTGTTGTTATGATTATAGAGTTGCAGAAGTTAAAAATTATTTAATTGATGAAAAAGATTTAGATAAATTTATTAGAGCTATTAAAAAAAATAAAAATAATTCAGAAATTAAAATTATTTTTAAATATTATCCAGTATATGATTTTACTTATACACATCCACCTACCGGTGATGAAATTAATCAATGTTATTCTGAATTATTAAGGTAATTAAATTAATCAAAAATAAATGATATAGCCGTATACAATAAAGTAATTGTTAAACATAATATTCCTAAATAAAATAAATTATCTCCATATAATTTATTTTTTATACTATCTCCAGAAATTAAATTATCAAAAATATCAAATGTTACATTTTTTGTATTTATTAATATTTTATCAAATGGTAATTGATAAGGTTTTATTTTTAAATTTTCTGCTTTATTTAAATCATCTAATCTAACTCTTTCTTTTGTTAGATTTAATTTTTTTTGTTCTTCAACATATTGATCAAATTTTTTATTAAATAAATATTGATCAAAATATTTTCCAGTATTATCATACATACTTCTAATAGGTAAACCTTCTGTTTTACTTTTTATAGTTGATGGATCTACAAATCCTTGTATTATATTAACAGATTTATCTTGTTTATTATTCTCATTAATTCTATCATTTTCTGGGACAACTAAATATGCATCTACTAGTGGTTTTAATGGATCGTATCCGGTTGATGATTTTTTATTATTAGATGAAATTGATGATTTCATAATCTTTAATTTATAATAATTATATATTATAAAATTTTGAAAAACATATTAAATATAAGAATATATATATAAATAGAGTCATGTATTATATTCGATGCCCATCTTGTGGATGCCTTATAGGTAATAGACAAATATATTATGAAACTAAAATTAATGAAATTAATTCTGATCCAAATATCACTGAAGTTGTAAAACAAGAATTACAAAATAAATTATTAAAATCTTTTAATTTAAATTATTGTTGTAATATGAGAATTAAAACTTATAAAAAATTAACTGAATTTATTAAATAAATATATATATTTATATATATATGAAAGATTTTAATTGGTTAATTTTTTGTTTTATAATTACTATATCATTATGTTATATAACTATTTATGAAAATTTTTCTAATATTAAATTATAAATAAAAAAATATTATTAAATAATACTAATATTTTTTAACATTTCATTAAAAAGTAAACTATTTGTTATTAAATCATTTAAATTAATAGAATCTTCTTTTTCTACCTGTTTAAAATCATAAAAAAGTTTACTATCAATATTTTTAATACAAATCCATCCTTTACCTCCAACTTTCTCATCATGAACAAAATAAAAAATATCTTTAAATTCATTAATAAATTCTTTTAGTTTACCTTTACCAACTGCTTTCTTAAAAATAATATTATTATTAAGAAGATTACCATAACTTGGGCCAGCGTCTATTTTTTTATCAGATTTATTACTAATATAATCATATAGAATACTTGCTGCATTTATTTTTTCTTGATTTATGTTTTTATTCATTTTTGATATAAAATTATTAAAATAATTGCGGGATTAATATTGAATATTGTTTTATTTATCAATTTATATTTTTTTCAATTTTTTATTAAAATATTTAATTATTAAAAATATATAAATTAATTATTTTTAATAAATTATATTGTCATATAATATAATATAAATGAAAAATATAGATTTAATGATTATGCTTGTATTAATACTTGTTATTCTATACTTTTACAAATTAGATTCTTGTCCACAAAATTATTATTTAGTAAATGGTAATTGTAAATCATGTGTTGGAGGAACAGTAGTAGCAGATGGTACTTTATGTTTATGTCCTACCGGAGCATCATTAAACGCTGATGGTACTGCATGCATACCTGATTTTTTATAATAAAACACGTCTAATAAATAGCATTTAAAATAGTTCCAACACCCAATGTTAATCCTTCTCTTAAAAAAAATAATTCATTTGGTTGTATAAATTCTGGCTTATATTTAAACTCTAATTCAATTATAGCTTGTTCACCTGGAAATAAACATTTTTCACCAAAATTATTTAATTCATTCTTATTCCATGAATTATTATTTTCAACATTTTTATTAATATCAGGAGGATTAGAATTTAAAATATTATGATTGTTATTTTGTTTATCGGGATAATGACTTATATTTAATATTTTTATTGAAGCAGTTTGTCTTACTGTATTACAATGTATCACCGGACAAAAATTATCTCTTACATTTGTAGGATGTGATAATAATTTTATACTAGCTCTATATTTATAAGAAGCTAATTTTATTATTTCTAAATTGTTTGTTATAATAGTACCTTTCTTAAAAAATGTTTTTGATAATTTTTTATCACATCTAATTGCTAAACATCCTCGTTGACCATTATATAATTTATCTATTTTTTCATCATAATAATTATATATTGACCAAACTTTTACTTGCACATTCTCTGTAAATGGTCCCATGTGTAATTGCGAACCTGTACTAATGTATCCATTTTCATTCGAACATTTTAATATACCCGTAACTACCCAACCTATTCCAGGTGGACAATATACTGTTTCAATATAAAATATATTATTATTATTATTATTATTATTATTATTATTATTATTATTTTTAATATTTTGTGGAATTACAGTATTATCTATTTTTAATATAATATTTTGGTATTTTGGTAAATTTGATATATATCTTTTAAAAATTTCTAACCCACTGCCTGTTTTAGATGATAATTTAAATAATGGTATTTCCTTTGTAGTTGGTTTTATTTTATATAGTTCATCATCAGTTATACTATTAGAAAGAGGCATTTCATGAACATGATAATTACCTTTTGAAAATATTTTTTTAATATCACTAGTTATTTTATCTAGACCATTTTCTGTAGAACCAGCATAAACATTATCAATAATATCAGTTTTAGTTAATACTAAAATCATCGGTATTTTTAAATGATGAAGTATTTTAATATGTTCTCTTGTCATTTTTAAAATACCACGATTAGCACCAATAATTACTATTGCATAATCTGGATAATAACTCATTATACCAAACATTGTAGTTTTTAGGTATTTTTCATGACCACATAAATCTATTAATATTACAGATTTATTTTTATGATATTCTTTAATAGTATGTATGGCAATACTAGATGTTTTACCAGATTTAATTTCATGATTATGATTTGATACAAGAGTTCTATTAGATCCATTACCATCATCTAATTTATTAGAAATAATAGTACCAATTAAAGTACTTTTACCAGAATCTACTGAACCTACGACAACATATGCTAATTCTTCACTTATAGTTTTATAAGACGTCATTTATAATATCTAAATAATAATTATAAATAATACTTATTTTAAATAATTATTATTTAATTAAAAATAAATAATTATTTTTAACTAGATTTTAGATGCTAAAATAAATCTAAAAATACACTTATCATCATTATTATTAGAATCCGTTGTAAATGGACTGTTTATATCATTTGTACTTTTTATATAAAAAATATTATTGTTGTTATCTGTATAATAAAAATATTGACTATTATTTATTGATTTTACAAATATTAAATATCCAAAATTTTTAACTAAATTATTTGAATAATATCTTACATTATTATTACCATAATCTTTTAAACTATTATCAGTATCAATATAAAATTTTATTGCATTGTTATTATTTATTGTTAATGTATAAGGTACAACTGTTTGTAAACTATTAGAATCTGATAAATAATTATTATAATAATTTAATATATTATATTGTGTTTGTGCTGTAAAATTTTCTTTATAAGATTTCCAAAAAATAGTTTTATTAGTTAATATTAATAATAATAATATAAAAATAATTAATAAATATATTTTATTCATAATTAGTATAAATATTAATAATATATTTTTTTAATTTTTTTAATATTTTTTATATTTAATACTTTCTAGTATAATATCTTTATCTTTATTTCCATAAATAATATATGCATCTTCATATATATTAAAAATAAAATCAGTATCGTTATCAATATAATAATTATTATAATTAAAATTATATTGAATTTTATTTAAATTAATCATTAAAACAATATCTACTTTTTTGTTAAATAATTTAATAATTTCCTTTTTTAAATTTATAATATTATAATCAATGTCATAATATTTATTTATTATATTTTTATTAAATATAAATAATAAATCAATATCACTATTATTAGTTTGTTTATTAATAGAATATGAACCATATAATATTACTGACACTGGATTTATTAATTTTATTAATTCTATAAACTTGTTATTATTTTTGATATCTTCTCTAGATAGCTTATTAGTCATAAAAATTAATCTATTTTAACTATAATCATATTATAATTTAAAATTTTTAAATATTTTATTAAATAAAATATTTATTTATTTATTTATTTAATATATTTAAATGATATTAATATTAAGAGGTCATATACGATCATCTTTTAATGATAACAAATTATATTTTTTAATAAAAGAAATTTATGAAAATAATCCAGAATTAGAAATATATATAAGTACATTTGATATAATTCAAAGTAAAATTAGTTGGAGAAAAATGCCAGAAATTTTAACTCCAGTAACAGATGAAACTATTTATAATTATTTTAATGATTTATCATTTTTAATAAAAAAAATATTAATTATAAATGAAAATGAAATTAAAATAATTGAAAATACAGATGGTTATGTATGTAAAACTAAAGCACCATTAATTGGATGGAAAAGATATTGGTATTGTAAATATGAAATTTTAAAATATATACATTCTATAAAAAAAGAATATAATATATTTGTTATTAATTGTAGATTTGATATATTTTGTAATTCAAATAATTTTTTTAATAAAGATAAAATAATTAAATTAATTGAAGATAATATAAATAATAAATTTATTAAAAATAAATTTATTATTGATGACTATCGAAATGGTATTGATAATATATATATTGGAAATATAGTTACACAATTTAAACTTTCAAGTCATTTTATGTTTAATATGGATAATATTATAAGAAAAAATTTAAATATTACACATCAAGAAATACTAGTTTATCTAGAAAATGATAATTTACATTTAATTGACAATATTAAAAATATTAAATTTAATTTAATTAATTAATGATTTTTTTAATTTAAAAACATAGTTACATATAATTTTAGATATTATATAAATTTATGGATCCAATAGATATTCTTTTAAAAAAAATAACTGATTTAATTAATAATAACATAGATAGTAATAAAATTGAAAATATTATTATAAATGATAAAGATTATAAAGATCTAGATATTATTGAACAAGAAATTATAAATAAAACAATAAAAATAAAAACTAGTAAAGATTATATTAATAAATATAAAATTAATATGTTAGTTAACAATGATGGAAATAATGTTAGTGAAGGTGAAGCTTTATCTTCTAAAACAAATGCTATTATTTTAGATAAAATTTCTAAAGAAGAATTTAAAAAAAGAAGTGATATATTTAATAAATTAAAAGCTATTATTCTACCAGAACAAAGATCACCCGAATGGTTTGCTATGAGAAATGGTAAAATTACAGCATCAGATGGTGGTGCTGTTTTAGGGAAAAATAAACACGAACCTTCTTATAATTTTATTTTGAAAAAAGTATTTGGTTCAACTTTTGAAACTAACTTGGCATGTTACCATGGTAAAAAATTAGAATATGTAGTTACAATTATGTATGAATATTTAAACGATGTTCATACTGAAGAATTTGGCTTATTAGGTCATCCAGATTATTATTTTTTGGGTGCTAGTCCAGATGGTATTTGTTCTCCATATTGTAGAGATATGGTTACACCTAATCCACTTGTTGGTCGTATGTTGGAAATTAAATGTCCATTAATGAGAAAAATTAAATATAAAGGTAATATTGTAGATAATATATGTCCAGTATATTATTGGTGTCAAGTTCAACTCCAATTAGAATGTTGTGATCTAGAAGAATGTGATTTTTTACAATGTAATATTGAAGAATATAATAACAGAAAAGAATTTATAGAAGATACACATCCTGATTGTGATTATAAAAGTATAAAATATGGATTAGAAAGAGGTGTCCTTATTGAATTATTACCAAGCAAGTTATCTAAAGAAGATTATAATGAAGATAATGTTATGGTTAATGAAAAAACGATTTATGATAAAACATCATTCCTCTACCCACCTAAAATAGATATGTCTCTTCATGAATTAGATAACTGGGTTTTAGAACAATTATCTGATTTACAAAACAAACCAGAAGTTAGATTAAATAGAATATTATACTGGAGATTAATTGAACGTAATTGTACATTAATTAAAAGAGATAAAGAATGGTTTGCAGAAAATGTACCTAAAATGGAAACTATGTGGAAATATGTAGAATTTTTAAGAAAGAATACAGATGTTGCACAAGAATGGAAAACATTCATAGAAGGACTTAATATTAAGAATAATGAAAAAATTTTAAATAAACTTCGAGAATTAATTGCTATTAAAAATAATATAGATAAGCCTTTAATTGAAGATAAAATTAAAGATAAAACTGAAAATAGTGATGATAAAAAAGTTTTAGAAAAACCTAAAAAAAGTAAAACAAATAAGACTAAAGAAGAAAATATTAAAATAGAGGAGAATATTAAAATAGAGGAAAATATTAAAATAGAAGAAGATATTACATTAGAAGATGTTAATGTTAAAAAAACAGTTATTAATGTAAAAAAACCACTAAATAGACCTAGAAAAAATATAAAATAATTTATATAATAGAAATGTTTATGTTAATTAAATTTTAGGTTGAAAATAATAATAAATAATATACTTATGTAAAAATTCAGGGATATAATTACTTACATGAATTATTTTTTCTTCAAAATCATTTAATAATGTTTGTCCTTCTTCTATTTTATAATATTTTAATTCATTCTCATTAGATAAATAACAATTATAATAAGTATATTTTTGTTTATTACACATATTATATCAATATAATATATGTTACATTAAAAAATGAAATTTTAATAAAATGATTATTTTTTATAAAATAATAAGATAGATAATGATTGGTATAAAAGAGATTTATAATCAAATAAGTGATGAATTTGATAGAACACGTATTACAGTATGGCCTAATGTTAAAAATTTTTTAGATTCAATTTTAGAGAATTCATTAGTACTAGATGCAGGTTGTGGTAATGGAAAAAATATATTATATCGTAAAGATCTTAATTTTATTGGTATAGATATATCATCTAAACAGGTTGATATATGTAAAAAAAAAGGTTTGAATGTTTTTGAAGGAGATATTAGAAATTTATTATTTAAAAATAACACTTTTAATTATATTATTTGTATTGCAACATATCATCACTTAGATAATGATATTGATAGAGCAACTGCATTAAATGAATTATATCGTGTTTTAAAAACAAAAGGTAAAATATTAATAACAGTTTTAGCAATGGAGCAACCAGAAGATTCAAGATTTAAATTTACTAAAAGAGATGAATTAATATCATGGAATAATAAATTTGAAAGATATTATCATATTTATAGAGAAAATGATTTAATAGAAGAAATTAATAGATTAAATGGAAAATTTAAAATTGAGAATATAGGCTGGGAATTTGGAAATTGGTGGATAGTTTTATCTAAATAATTTTATTTATATTAATTTTTATATATTCTAATTAATATAATATATTTTAAAAATGAAATATATATTAATCACTGGGGGTGCTGGATTTCTTGGAAGTAATTTATGCAAATTTTTATTAAATGATTCAAATAATTATATTTATTGTATTGATAATTTAATTACCGGAAATATAGATAATATAAAAGAATTTATTAAAAATAAAAATTTTTATTTTGCAATTAGTGATATTACTTCTACTAATATAGTTAATAATTTAGCATTTACACATATAGATGAAATATACCATTTAGCATGTATTGCTAGTCCACCAAAATATAAAAAATATTCAATTGAAACTCTTTTAACAAGTTTTCAAGGAACTAAAAATATATTGGATATTGCATTAAGATATAAGGCAAAATTATTATTTACATCTACATCTGAAATTTATGGAGATCCTCTTATACATCCTCAACCAGAAGAATATTTTGGTAATGTCAATACGATGGGAGAAAGAAGTTGTTATGATGAAGGAAAACGTATTGCTGAAACATTAATTTATGAATATAGACGTTTATATAATTTAGATGCAAAAATTGTTAGAATATTTAATACATACGGTCCAAATATGGATGTAGACGATGGAAGAGTTATTACAAATTTTATTAAAAATATATTAGAAGATAAACCTGTTGTAATTTATGGCGATGGTACTCAAACTAGGAGTTTTTGTTATGTTGATGACATGATAGATGGATTATATAAAATGATGAATAGTGTAGAATTAGGTCCTATTAATATTGGCAATCCTAATTGTGAATTTACTTTAAATGAATTAGTTAATTTTTTTGAAGAAATATTATATAAAAAAGTTAATGTAACATACATTGATGCAACAGAAAATGATCCAAAACAAAGAAAACCTATAATTGAAAAAGCAAATAAATTATTAAATTGGTATCCAAAAATTGGTTTAGAAAATGGACTTATACAAACATATGAATATTTTCGTAAAAATGTTATTAAGTAAATATTTAAATTATTATTTATAATGTATTCTTTATAAAATACATTATATCAAAAATCAGGAAATTATTCCTAAAAAATATACAAATACAACATTTTTAAATATTAAAAATATCTGAAATCTTATTATAGAGCAGTTGGCATAATTTCAAATCCATGCCAAAGCTTCGGACTATTTAAGATTTTAGGAGACAATAGAATATGAAATGAACGACCCTTAGATGGATCAGAGAGATCTTGAAGGTAATAATTAATTTTCATGCAAGAAATTTGCAAATTTTTAAAAGGAAATTGAGGTAGAGCGGGAGAAAATTCAGGAGAAAATTCAGTCCAGGGTTGAACACGTGTTTTCCAATCTCCATTTCTCTTTCCATAATGAAAGAAATCAAATGGAAACTCTCTAGTTTTATCATCAATTGTAACAGAAATATGTTTAATATCAATATGGATACGCTTAATATGACCTTCACGAACACCATCCATAACTGATTGAATTTTACTCTTCATATAATTAACATAGGAACGGTATCCTTCAATAATAAATTTATTATTTAATTCAACGCGCTTGCGCATCTCTTCTTGTTTAATTTGATTTTCATCATCATTTTCTTGAACACTTGCGACATCTACCCGAGGAGGAGCATCAATCGAAAAAATATCTTCTTCAACCACCTCTGCAATAGATGTCATTCTTGAAAACAATTATTGTTTGCTTTCTCTTTAATTTATATATTAATTAGTGCTCAAAACATTTAAATTTCAATTTTTTTAAATTATTTAAATACACCTTTAACTATATTAATTGTATTTACTGCACCAGTACTTGCAGCATATATTTTACTATTACTTGCAAAATAATAATTACAAGAAAATGATGCTAATAATAAACTACCGATTATCATTGAAATAGAACCAATAATTCTATTATCTGCCTGAGGTAATCCTATATTATTTGGATTATTTACTTGATATGATATATCTACAGTTTTATTTACAACATATTTTTCTGAATTTTTTAAACTTATTGTATTTTTATATGTTGTACCATTTACTATATAACTAATTTCTAGGTTACAAACATAATTCGTTTCTTCACTATCATTTACTGTTTTTGTTTTATTTTCTACACATGAATTAACATTTGTAATAGTTGCTGTCGTATTACTTGTTTCTGATCGTGAAAATTCATTATACATTCCACATAAACAACAAATAATAAAAATTATAATACCAATAATTATCTGAACAGTTGCATAAATTTTACCTAAATTTGCAGTTTCATCATATATTTCTGTTGTTAAATCTGACATATATATAATAGTAGATTATATAAAAATTGATAAATAATAAAAATAAATTTAAATATATTTTTATTATACTAAAATAGAACTATACTTAATAATGAATTGTGATAACAAAAAAATATATGATGTCATAACATATAATAATGAAGATTTCTTCTTAGATAAAGAATTTAAATTAATTTTTAATAATAAAAAAGAAATTATTGGAGTTTATGAAAATAAAAATAACTTATTTTTTTGGAATACTATTGATAATATTATAAATGAAATAACTAAATCTTATTATAAAAATAATAAATTAAATATTTACAAATTTATTTAATTAAAAATTAAATTTATTTAATTAAAAATTAAATTAATCATACATATTTATTATGTTATAAATATAATTAAGTCTATTAAATAATTCTATTTGATACATTATTTCATTTTTAAATTTATTATCGAGTTTTATATTATTTGGATTTAATATACCTTTTTCAGATACTAAAACTTTTTTAGGTAGATTAAAAGTTTTATTCATGATTATTACTTTATTCGTAGAAATTTGTTCATCAAAATTTGAAAAATATAAATTGTTATATTTTTTAATTAAAATTCTATTTTTATATTCATCAATTGACATTTTATTATTCCTATTAGATTTTATTTATTTTTCATTTTTTTATAAATAATCAATTATTATATAAAAAATATATATATAAATATATAATGAATAATAAAAAAACAAAAATACCAACTATAAATGAAAAAGATATTATGCCTGTAAATCCAACTAATATGAAATGTGGTCCTAATATTGAATTTGAAAATTGTTCTTGTATTCCTCTTAATATTTTAATTGACATGGCTGAAGCATTTAATAAATATAATGAAGAGAATAGTGTAAATGATAAAATTATGTTAGATTCACGATCAGATACATTACAACCAGATAATTATAAAAAATATTTATTATTTGAATTTAAAAAAAGATATAATAGAGATCAACAAAATTGGATAAAAGAAAAATTTATCAAATATATGTCAGAAGATAATAAAGATATGTTAGAAAATGTGGTATTTAGACCAGAAGGTCCACAAGGTAAATTTGATTGGCTATCAACTTTAGATATTAACAATGTATTAACACAATATGAAAATAAATATGAAGATTTTAAATTTTTAGGTGCAGTTCCTATGGATTTTAATGATTTAGATTATTTACCATTTAAAACAATAGATTTTGATGATTTTTATAAACATGGTATATACAAATTAGGTGTAATTTTTAATCTAGATGAAAGTTATAAAAGTGGTAGTCATTGGGTTAGCTTATTTATTGATCTTAAAAAAGGACAAATTTATTACTCGGATTCTTATGGTATTAGACCAGAAAAAAGAGTTGTTAATTTTATAAATAAAGTTGAAGATTATTTGAAAAAAAAAGGAATTTATAATATCGATATTAGATATAATAAAACACAACATCAACAAGGTAACTCGGAATGTGGAGTTTATTCTATTAATTTTATTTTAAGACTATTAAAAGGAAAAACTTTTGATCATATTACTAGAAAAAGATTAACTGATCAAAAAGTAAATAAATGTCGACTCCGTTACTTTAATAAAAAATAAATATTAATCTTAAATTTTTATACAATATTATTTATGTAAAAGTTAATTCTAATTGATGATTATTTTGAAAGAAAAATAAATATTCATTATTATTTTTAATAATACTCTTTTTACTTTTATAAAATTTTATAATTAAATGATCTATTATAAAATTATCATTATCAATTATATTAAAATTTTGTAATTTTGTTATTATTTTTAAATCCATATCTATTAAAAATAATGGATTTTCTGATATGTTTTCAATTACTAAATAAAATATATTATCACCAATATTAATTGAATTTTCTGCTTCATACATAATTTTATTAAAATATGTTGATTTATTAAATCCTAAATATGGTAATATGCTATTATCATCCCACATCATTTTAAATTTTTGATTATTTGTTGATAAAAATATAAATTTATCTTCATCATTTATTTTACATAATATTGGTATTTCGTTGTAAGCAAATCCTTCATTCAAAAATTCTATTAATTCATTTCTATTATAATAATTTGGTTCTAATTCAATTGTTCTTATATTATCATCTATTTCTATTATTAATTTATTATTATCTTCTGTAATATTCTCATTTTCTCTTGTTGGTAATGTTATACTTTTAATATTTAAATCTTTTAATTTTATAGAATTTTCTAATTTTATCATATAATCATTGTAACATTCCATTTCGGTTACTTCATTTGATTTTATAATTATTGTAATATCTTCTGAATTATCTATCTCTTCATTTTTTTCAATTTCTGGTATATTATTTGCATTATTTTTTTTATTTTCTATCAATTTATTAATATCTCTTTTATTAAAAGTACTATTATCATCTTCTATCATTATATTATTTTCTTTATCATTTATTAATAAATCCATATTATCAGATGTTGGAGAATCTGATTTTTTTGCATTTAATAATAAATTAAATAATGCTTTCTTTTTTTTATCTAATTCTTTAGTTATTGGATCTGATTTTTTTGTATCATCAAATGTTTCTAATTTTCCTTGTCTAGTTAATTTTTTCTTTAATTTCTCTATTTCCTTATCTAAATCTTCATTATCAATGTCTTTATAGTTATCTAATACTAATTCTTCAGTTTCTACTTCTATTTTTTTATAAACTTTTGTGTTTTTTTTATTTTTAACATTCTTAGTATTTTTAGTATTTTGTTTCTGTTGTGTTGGTTTATTGGTTACTCCATTTTGTATTGGTTTATTGGTTACTCCATTTTGTGTTGGTTTATTGGTTGATGCATTTTGTGTTGGTTTATTGGTTGATGCATTTTGTGTTGGTTTATTGGTTGATGCATTTTGTGTTGGTTTATTGGTTGATGCATTTTGTTTTGGTTTATTGGTTGTTGTATTATTATCTATCATTGTAAAATTTTCTGTTTTATTATTTTGTTCATTTTTCTTAGCTAAAAAAAAAAAAGAATCATTGTAATTATTACTTTGATTCGTATTTGGTTGATTTGGATTATTATTTGCTTGATGTGGAGATTTCATTGGATCAAATTTATCATTTTTTGGTTGATTACTTTGTATAGTATTTACGTTTTCTCTATCTAACTTCATTTGCTCTAGTCTTTTATCTAGATCCGCATCAGATGCACCTGAGTTTATTTTTTGAGGTGGTTGATAAGCTAAATCAAATGAATCAATTCCATTATATGTACTATTTTGACCAAATGCCGCGTTAAAATCATTTCCCATATCATCATTTGATGGTGTAAATGAATAATCAACACCTGCTGCTTGTTGTGGTTGTTGATTTGGTTGTTGATTTGATTGTTGAAGTTGTTGAAGCTGTTGCATCATTCCTTGAATAATCTGAGGATTAACTTGACCAGATTGTTGAAGTTGGTTCATTTGATTCATTAATTGATTAATTTGATTTTGATTTTGATTTTGATTTTGATTTTGATTTTGACCTTGCCCTTGACCTTGACCTTGATTCATATTATTAAAATTATTATTATGTTGTTGCACAGATGTATTATTATTATTATTTAAATTTAATAATTTTGCAACCATTGGATCTATTGGAGGTTGTCCTCCTTGACCTCCCTGTGGTACTCCAAAATAACCCATATTAGAATTATTATTTTGCATATTATTTTGCATATTATTTTGAGGATTACCCATAATATGAGCACTATTATATCTACCTTGTAATTCTGATATTTTTCTATCTAATTCATCTTGAAAATTTTTTCTACCACTTTGTTGATCTGAACTAGATGACATATTATTATTTAATTCTCCTTGCATTTCAAGTGGTAATCCATATTCACCTGTTGCAGTAATAAATGGTCCAGATGCATTTGAATTAAATGATGCATATGCTCCTCCATCAGAAAAAGATTGATATTCTTTTGAAGGCATTTTTTGTTGTTGAGGATGAGTAGTTTTTTGTTGAGAATATGCTAATTTATCATTATTAATTGCAAAATTCTTTTGTGGAGCTTTGTTATGCATTGGAATATCTGGAATATTATTTATAATTCCAGGAATATCAACTTGCTTTTTTAAAGATGTTTGATTCAATCCTTCATTTTGTTTATTATAACTATTTTGTTGATTTATATTATTTGATTGATTTAAATTATTTTTTTGATTTATATTATTTTTTTTATTTGATATAGTTTTAACACATTCGCTTAAACTTTTTTTATTTAGTTGTCTAATATAATCTGAAACTTGAACATTTTGAGGTTTTATATTACCATATTTATTAAAAGTTTCTTTCATATTATTAAAAATAATTTTTTTACATTTAAGCACAACATCTTTATTTAATTGATCTTCTGATAATTCAAGATTAATTATTAACTTTTTAGTTTGATTAGTTATATTCTCATCGGAGAAAAAATATTCTTGCATTTTTAATAGTATAAATATAATATTATTTTATCTTATTTTTAATTTAATTAAACCCAGTATCTAAGCCATAAGCTCGGGATACTTAAAGACCGCTGAATTATCTTACGAACAAGCTCTCCTGAAATTTCTTGACGAACAAAAATATTTTATATAAAAGATAATATATTATTATTTATATAAATAATATATTAATGAATAATTTACAAAATTTTAGAAAGAATACTCAAGAACAAGAATTAAAACAACAAGTTCCAAACTATCAATTATCTGGTATTCAGTCAAATTATACATATAATGGTGTTCAAAATTTAAATTTTGATACAAGTTCTATATCTCAAAGTGGTTATGAAAATAATAAATTATTAACTAAAGGTGTAAATGATCAACAAAAATTTGTTAATAATTATAATGAATATAAACCAAGTACAACTTTTAGTCAAAATTATCAAAATAATGATACAAATAGTAGTAACTTGGAAAATTTAAAAGATCATTCACAATATAATATTGAGAAAAATTTTGAAACAATCAAACCTCTTTCTAGAATGTTAGATACTAAAAATAAAGATAATACATTATATGCAAATTTAAATGAAAATTTAATGAAAGAATCCATTATGGAAGTTAGATTGAATATAGATTCAATGGATCGTAATATTATTCAATATCCTGATCCATTTAATTATATTGTAACATTTGGTCCAGTTGTTAATAGTGGAATAAATACACCACTTGGTAAAAATAATATTAAATCAGAATTAAGAGATTCATTAAAAAATAATAAAAATAAAAATATAACTAGAAAAGAAGTAATTAATACTGAAGAAAATTTTTTATTATCAAATAATTCAAAATATATTGTTGACTATACAGATAGATTAAAAAGAAGTTTTGATCCATATATTACCAGAAATTTTGATAATATTAAATTTATTAGATTAGATAATGTAGTTTTACCAAGATTTAATTGTTTAAAACTTAATGAAGATTGGGATTTTTGCAAGGATCCCAATTTTTTAACAACTAACGATAAAGAATATATTAAAGATGATTATGAAAGAATTAAGAAAAAAATAATACATAATCATAGATATATACCAGATGATAATTTAACTTGTTCTTTATTTACAGATAGATTTATACAAATTTATATTAAAGAAATTGAAAGCAATTATAACTTAGGAACTAATGCTGTTTTAACCAAAGCTTTTACAGTTTTTCCAGACAAACAAGTTGGAATTTTATATTGGAGAGGTAATCCATATTATGCAGTTAAAACATATAAAGATTCATTATTAGGAGTTATTAATAGATTATCAATACAATTTTATGATTCTTGGGGTATACCAATTACTTTAAATACTAAACAAATTGATGCTGAAAGAGATATAATATTAGGTCTTGATTTATTTAATCCAGAAATTCTAACAATAGATAGTATTGACGATGACTTAAAACTTAAATCAATTATTAATAAATTTACAGAAATTATTAAATGTGTAATTTTTATAAATAAAAGTCTTAATAAAAAAATACCTTTTTATGATTTTAAAAAAATAGATATTTCTGATATAAATATTAATAATTATTGCACAACAATTAATTATTCAACTATTAATCTAAATACAAATGACTATGATATTACTGATATTTATAAGGAATTTAATGATTTTATAGGTACTAATGATTTTATAACTAGTGCTAAAAATAAAAAAAATGGTAAAAGAGAATATATTTCTATTGATAATTTTATTAATAATGTTATTTGGTATAATTATAACATGGAATATAGAAATGATATCATGTTTAATTTAGAAACATTATTTAATAATTATAAATCATTTTTGTTTAAAGCTTTTGATAAACTTAAAATTGAATTAATGGAACTACCAATTAATCCATATTTTCAAAATCATCTCACATTTACAATGGGTATGTATACAAATGAACTTAATACTAAAATTGATTTTTATCAATAACTTTTAATTAATTTACAATTGCAGTTTTAGTTGGTATTGTATAATTAATTTTTTCAGTAGATACTGTTGGTGTTGATTCTGTAGATATTTTATTTGTAATATCATTTGATGTATTATTTGCTAAATTATTTATTTGATATAATGCTAATTTACATCTATCTAATTGTTCTGAAACATAATTTATTTCATCTAAACTTTGTTGTCTTAAATAAATTTCTTTTTCTTTTTGTATTATAAGATCTAGACGATCTTTTTGATAATTATGTAAATTACTATGTAATGAATAATAAAAAAGTATTACTGTTAAAAGTAAAAATATCAATGTATAAATTATTATGTTTTTAATCATTATATATATTAATATATATATAATAATTCAAGTTTATATTATTATTTGATTAACTTTATATTATTATTTGATTAAGTTTATATCATTTAATATTTTTTAGAAGTGGAATATGGATAATATCTATTTTATAAACATTCTTATCTAATTTAATTGGAATATCATTTTCATCATATTTAATTTTTCCAATAGGATAATTAAGATCATAATCATAAACTACACCTGTTTCTGGATTATACCAATAATTTTGATGATCTGATTTTTTATTATCTTTTTCATCATCTATTACACCAATAATCTTTATAACTTTTACTTTAACTGTTGATGTTTTTGTACTATTAGAACCATTTGCAATTTTAATATCTTCATATATATTTTCTTTATATGCTGGACCAATATTTTTATCAAACAATGATACTTCATTAAACTGAAAACACTTATATTTAGAACCATACATATTATGAGTTTTGAATAATTCACAATCAATTGCTACTTCTTTCATTGCATCTAAAAATGTTTGTATTAAATTATTTTTTGTTCTAGCAAAATTTTCTATTACATAATCAATTGTTTTAAGTTTATTAATATCTTCTATTAATATTTCCTCTTTTCTAACAGTTTGTCCTTCAATTATTTCTTTTACTTTTATATTATATTTCATTGATCTATATCTATATATATCTACATGACGTTCTTCCATTGGTAAATTTTTATGAGAACATATACGTACAGCTCTACCAATTAATTGGGTTATTCTTACTTCATTCCAATAAGGCTCTATTATGTGAACTTGTCTTATATTTTCTAAACTAATACCTTCAGCACCTGCTGGAGAAAACATTATTATTTTCATATTTTTACCATATTTATTATCTATATCTGTTTCTACTTTTATTGTTTCTTTTCTTATATCTTTAGATATATCATTGTGAAATTCACCATATTTAAAATAATCTTTAGAATTATTATCTTTAAATGATAAAAATCCGAAATATTTTAAATAAATTTTAAGTATATTTAACCCTTCTACAAGAACAAAATTAGAATAAATTAATACTGGACCTTTTGATTTAGTAACATTAAAAATAACATTTACAAATTTATTAGAACAATCTATTAAGGCTTTAATTAACCCAGAT